GCTGCGCCCTGTTGCTATCAGGTTGGCCACGTTCACGCCCGTTTGCATGCCCGCATTTCCGACTCCAGCGGCTGCGTTCTGTCCAATGGAAGTCAGACCACCAAGTCGGTCATATTGCTGGCTAATGAACTGGTTTAGTAAAGATGGCCTGAACTGTGCGAGCGCACCCTGGACATTTCCGCCACGAAGTCCACCGGTTGCCGATGCGTTTTGCAATATGCCAGCTTCCCCCTGTTGAGCCATGGCCTGAAAACCTGGAGATTGAGCAATGTTTTGGTATGCTGTTTGCTGAGGTCCAGCACCAGCTAGACCAAGGATGTTCTGTTGTTGCTGGAGTGCACCTGCTCCAGCCTGAGAATATGGAGCCAGAAGTTCCCGGATGGCGTCAAATTGTCGGCGCTGCTCTGCAATGCCCGCAGCGCTTTGGCCGACCTGTGCCTCTGACGCGCTTTGTGCGGCTCCTGCCTGCTGGTTTGCGCTATAAAGTCCAACGCCAAGCGTCGCTGCGGCTATCCATCCTGCCATGATGGTTCTCCTTCGATTTGGATTGTCTGATTGGCAATACGCAGGCGGCGATTTTCACCAAGTTCACAATCAGACAAGTCATAGAGACGCGCTTCAAGTATAGGCAAGTCCTGACAATCGTCTTCGTTAGCGTAGATGTCCGTCCAGATCACGGGTTCATCGAACACGAACCCAACCCGTTTTACTCCTGCTGGCGCATCAAATGTGCATGGAGCAGTCAACACATTTATGCCATCATCTGTGTTAACGGCAATTGAACCTTGATCCAATCTGACCGTGTATGGTGTTTTATGGGGCGCACCGGTCAGTACAGTGCTCGGCGGAATACTGATGGTTCGCTCGTAAAATCCTGGTCTGAAATTATGCGTGGTGACGATATCAGCCTGAGGCATATTAAGCAACTCACATTCGAGCCGCTGAACTGCATTTACTACAAGCGCATTTTTTCTATAAGTCTCAATCATTGCGGCCCCTGTAAAAGCGGCTGCTGGTGGCCTGATGACTCAGCGCATACAGTATAAATGATATTTCTCATTTTATATACCCTATTCTGCTCTATGCCACGTTGTTGAAGCCAAGTCATAGCGTAGTTTGAATGTCGACCCTGCTGCCAATGCCAAAGGAGCAAATAGAACTGTCGCACCATTACCGCTAACAGTTAATGCATTGACCTGTTGTGTGCATGAAACAGTGACAATTTGTCTATCAACCACAGATGCCGCAACAGGAAGAGTAATTGTTCCAGTTGCGAATCCAGCGGTAGGTGTCAATAATAGCCAAACATCGAAAGTGACACCAAAAACTACAGATACGATTGCAATATTGAATCCGGTGGCTGATGGTGATTCAGATTGTGTTCGCATCGGCCTCAAATTTGAGACAACTGCCAACCATGATGCCCCATCGTGCAGGTCTCTTAAATTTGATACCCGGCGCATGATCAACTCTGAATGAAGCCGTCAACGTGGGTTGCTGTGATGCTCGAAGCCGAACCAGCCTGGGCCTGCATGAATGCCCCAGCATTAAGAATCGGAACATCAAGATCAAGAAAACTATTTGCCGCAATCGATGTCGTCGGAAGGATCACATTCGCGTCTGCAGCAGCTCCAGCAGATGGAACCCCCCACGCTTTGATTGTCACAGCCCCAGCGGTGACATTTGCGAATCGTACTCGACCATTGCGCAGGATGCTAGCCGCAGGAGAAGCCGGAACCGTGAACAAGGTATCTGCAGCTGCATTATTGACCAATTTAGCTGCGAACAGTTGATAAAAAGAAAGTGCCATGTCAAACCCCTACAAGTTTTTCTAAATCTTCGATCCGCTTCATCAGCGCGTCATAACTCGGGTGCCGCAATACCTGAATTTCAATTTCTCCCAGGCGCTGCTCAATGCCGATCAGATTCACTTTTTGCGGTTGGAGATTATCTATTTCGGCAAGCCTATAAATCGAGCTTTGAATGCGTGTCTTGAGTCCGTTAACCAAGAATTCCAACTCTTGCAAAGTTGTTGGCGTGGTATCTCCTGCCAACTCGAACAGTTTTTCAAATGCCTTGATCGTTTCCGCATCAGGAAGGAACTTAGCAAACTGCGAACGTGTCGGTGGTTTTTGATCAGCCATCAGTAAGCTAGCGGCTCAAACCGCGCCTCAAGTCGTAAAATTGAAATAAAGGATTGTGTATCACCTTTAAACCGTTGAATCCGCCAGTTCTTCATAGTTCCATTTTGGAGCCAGATGATGCGCCGTGTTCTATCCCCTTGCATACCAGATTTCTTTGATCGATCCATGCTCCATGTCATTCCATCAATCGAGTATGATGTACTAATTTGCGGGTCAAGTCCGAAGGCGGTTCTCCCAGTCAGACATATCAACTCCAGTTCATGGAAAATAGCTCCACGGCTCTCGTTGTAAGTGATCAGTGTCCCGAATTCCCACCGCACATGCAAGCCATAATGGGTCGCCACAGTATCAACAAGATAGCCGTGGCTGGTGCTTGTTGGATCTCCAGCAAGCCATTTGTCATAGCACCAAACGAGATTGCGCGCTCGGTACTTTGATAGTCCTGTTAGGCTTGATGTGAGTACGTGCCATACGGCCTGCTGCAAGGCAAGAGATGCAGCGGAGTCATAGACCAGCGTTTGATCAAGCAAATGAAGTAATAGAAACGAATGTCCCACATCAATTCGAGTTTCCATCACAGATAAAGATAATTCAGCCTCTGTGTAACTCTTCAGAAGAGTATCAATTTCAGCCGTAGAAATCTTCGTTGCTCCTCCATTAGCCCCAAGATATATCGCCGGAGATTCGTCTCGGCCACTTCCCAAAAATGCAATTGAATCCACGAACAATGCTGCACAATATGTACCAAGAACGCCTTTTTGAATCTGTGCGCCTTCGATCCGCTGGAATGGAAATAGATTTCCTCCGATGTTGTCGAATACTTCGATGGTGTAACGGTTCAGGGCATGTACTTCATTTCGAAGCTTAAATACTCCCTTCACTGGGTCAGGATCAACCTCGGAGCTGCCATATTTCAATGGGTTTACTGTCGTCGGGTCATTCAATTCCGTAACGACCAGGCTTGTCCCATCCGTTGTCAAGAAATACCCATCAACCCATACGAAATCAAGCACCGTTCCGAGATCAACGTCAGTTACTTGAGTGAGTGTTGTACCATCCCAATAATAGAGTCTTCCTCCAGAAGAAATGCCTAGCCGGTCGAATGAGCAATCAAATGTAACTTGCCCGCCTAATCCAACGTCTCCCAATGTCGTGGTAATTCCAGTACTTCCGATGCTAACAAGCTTAGTCCCCATGACGCGATAACAGACGCCGTTCCAGTTGAATCCACCTCTGTCTACTCCTGGGCCAGTCCCAAAGGATACGATGCCATCGGCAGGACGAAGATATCCCTTACTGATCCCATTATCCTTTGGAACCGGAATCAGATTGATGGGATATGACGTGCGTAAATTCGCCGATGAATCAGACGTTATCCCATTAAGGATAGGGATTTGCGCCATTTAGACGCCCTTGTATTTCTTCACTGAGATACTTACTGACATATCATCACCAGCAGGATCAATAACGGAAGAGTCAAACACATGCAGCGTGAATCCTGCTGGGAAATATGAATCTTGCGGGATTGGAATTTGAATATCTCCGTTGATGAACGCACTCTCCCGATAAGTTCCTTGCATGCACATGTAATAACGCGTTAATGAAGCTGCCTGAACTGCGCCCGCTGAAATTCTCCCAACGACAATTCCAGATGTATTTTTGGCCTCAATCAGAAGCTGACGGTTACCAACCACGGCAGTAGTTGTGAGAGTAACCATAATGGCATTCAAATGCCACATTTCACCATCTGGAACAACAAATGACTTGTCGCTGTCATTCAGTGTGGTATCAATAGTCCTATCGATGATAGGTACTTCGGTAACAGATTCTGAGAAATTTTGACCTATTGCAAATTGCATGATTACTCCTTAACTGACCCGATACCAAGTGTTAGTGACATCTTCAAATCGAAGTGTGAAGAATTCATTTGATGTCAGTGTGGTCGGCGCACCTGTCACAGTTGACCCATTTCCATTGATCGTTAGAGCAGTGACCGACTGAGTACAGTTAACGAGAATTTCTTGCTTATCCACACAATTTGCCAAAGCAGGCAGAACAATCGTTCCTGATGCATAACCAGCTACTGGCGTCAAGACAAGCCATATGCTGTTGCTGCTATCAGTGATTGATACGCTGAACCCGGATGCGCTAGGGGCAGCATACTGTGTTATTTTGTTATCTCCGGCTGTCAAATTAGCCTGCATGTAAGCCAAAATATCAGACGCAGAGAGCCGGTAATCCTGATCCTGCAAACTTACCGCGAAATACATCGCGGCAGTCATGGCGTCAGTGAGTGAGAGGCGTTCTATTGCCATTATTCCTCCAAGAATGTCAGGTTCCCGCTATTGGATACTCCGAACGGGCTAAGGTCTGGCGGGGTTACAAAGACCTCATTGCGCTCCCATGCTTTGTTCCCGGCCCCTTGCGGCATGGCGCTAGGCATTTGTTGTTTCCCAGGCATTGCGGCTTTGGCAATTAGCACGTCATAGGCCAACTTTGCTGCGATCTTCACTTCTGGCGCGATGATCTTTCCGAAGTCAGGAGCAATGCGAATCGATAGATTAAGGTAAATCGCTTCGTTTGCTTCGCCTGGAACTCCCGTAGCTTGGTCTAGGTCAGCATTCTGCGGGCTTTGTGGTAGTGGGTAACCTATCCTTATTCCTTTCGCATACCAAGTCCCAACCATGGCATCCATGTCCACCATCGCGGATTGAAGTTGATCTGGCTCCAGATCAAAAACAACGGCTGCGAGTCCAGCTTTTCGGAATGCCTGCAGCACGAATTGACGCTTAGTCCAGCCCATTGCAAAGCCTTAATGTATCAATTCCATTACCACATGTTGCACTTAGAGCAATTGCTACTTCAACGGCCTCTATCGCAGTTTTACCAAGATACATTGCAGCCATGGCAAAATCTCTTCCTGATCCAATGGCGTGGACTTCATCCTCAAAAGTTGCTGGATGTGGTCCTTCCATGTAAATACGAATTTTCTTGTCTGTGGTGATTTCGATCATGTGCGATGACGTTTCATTGATTCTTTGCGTCGCCGGAAACTTCTCGGGATTCGCACCTGACTCATACCAATCCATCAACTCCATGTCACTGCATATACTTCCAGTGAAACCAATGAGTGATCCATTCTTTGATCTGTATATTTTTGTCACGGTGCGCGGCAAATCAGTTCCTGCGCGTTTGTCAGCAGCTAGTGTTTTTCCATCCCATGCAATACAGGTCATATCATACCTTCAGCGCAACATCGATCATCTTGCCCAACTTCACATCCGAAGTTCGCTTGTCGAACTTTAGCCCCAACTCAGAAGCCTTGGCCTCAAGTTCTGCTCGTGTCGCTGGTGCGTCATCGTATACCGTATCAACGACTGGCACATTCACCGGTGGAAGAAGCGCTTCTGGCACGGATGCGAACCATCCGGAATCCAGTCGCTGATTGAATTCGTCCGCATTATTGACTGCGATGTGATCGCTTGCAGACTTGTAAACAAGGCGAGGAAATTCCATCACTTGCCGCCTTTCTTTGCTGGCGCTTTACCGGGCTTTCCTGCTTTTTTTGCTGACATGCGTGCCGAATTCAATGACATTGCGACTGCTTGTTTTTGCGGCATCCCAGGATGATTTTTCATCTCCATGGCGATATTTTTCGATACCGTTTTTTTGCTGTAGCCTTTTTTGAGTGGCATTGGAATCTCCTTGCAGTTGAAAAGACTGGCCGAGTATCCCCGGCCCAAAAATCAAGCGATGCGGTAGGTCACAAAGGTTGTAGCTGCCGTCTTTCGCGTGCGGAATCGGCCTGATGTAAGAGTGGCTACTACGGCAGTTCCTACCAGTGTGTGATCTGTGTCAGCTGTTACAGTAAATGCATTGGCTCCGGTTGCAATGACAGACCAATCGAATGAGTCTCCAATTGCAAAGTCACCAGCAGCATCCAAAACAGTTCCGGTTGGAACAGTGCCAGCCACGGCGGCGGCAGTTGTTGATGTCACGATGCCAGAAAGCATCATGGCAGCCGTCAATGCGCCTGTTGCGTTGAGTACACCTGGCGTTCCCTGAACCCGGTTGAGTAACACAGAGTCAGTCACAGGTGCTACGCCGACAGCGTATTCAACCTGTGATTCATCTGCTTCAATCACGATTGTTGCGCCAGATGCGTATGCGCCAAAGACTGTCTGACCGGCAGTGACAACACCGAGCAATGATTTTGTGTTTGGCAGATTCGGATAGCCAAGGATGCGGTAAACCGATGCACTCCCTTTGCTGTAAACAGCAATGCTTTCGGTAGCTGCAACGGAAATTTCTTTGGATCCTTGAGGATAGATAATTAGTGAAGACATGATTTTTCCTTGAATGCGTTGAAAAATAGGGGCCTAAGCCCCCATCAATTTAGGTCTGCCCGAACATCATCAGCCCGACCATTTCGGGTTGCTTCATGCAAACACCGTAGGCAATATCCCAGCGATATTTTGTTTTGAAGACGTTGCCATCGAACCACTTGGTCATAACCAGTTCAATACCTTGGTCAGTCGTAGCGCGCATCACGGCAACGCCGGAACCTTCAGGCACTACGTAGCGGGCTGGCAGCAGTTCGATGGCATCACGATGCCAGAAAGGATTGATCGAAGCAGTGACGGTGTTCAGGAACACGATAGCACTGTTTGCAGCCTTGGTGTTGATCACACAGTTTTGGTACTGTGTGCCAGCGTCTGATGCGACCTGATTCGTGATCATCGGAGGACTGATGGTCATGGTCGTCCCAGAGTCCACAGAGATCACACGGAAGGTCTTCAGTTGACCAGTATCGCCCTTTGTGATGTGATGAACGGCATTGAGTGCTGCTACCGTGAACGCATCTCCAGCAGTCACGGATGCGGTACTTGACACAGTGATGGTCTGGTATCGGTTGTCAACGTTGGACGATTCACCGGTCGTAGCCGTGCGGGTTGAAACTGGGGCATAGTAGTTGACAGCCGCATCCAACGTGCTCATTGTCAGGCCAGCGCCACCAGCGGCAGCAACTTTTCGGTTTGCATAGTCGAGTTTGTAGGTCTCGAAGCTGGCAACAGTACCAATGTATGCCTTTTCATACGCGGTAGTCGGCTTTCCAGCCATTGTTGCACGAGAGGCCAGATTGCTTGCCATGCCGTTGTAATCACGGGTTGACAGCGCCAGATAACGCGAATCACCGGCAATGCCTTGCTCGTTCATGATGGCTTCGCATTGGGCGACATCATCAAAACCAGTGGCGGCAGCAGTGCGCTTGACGAACAATGTCCCCTGATTAGCGGCTACAGCCATCACAGATACGTTGATATCGCTGGACAGCTTTTGCACCGCAGCATCACCAAGTCGGCCTTCTTGCAGCATATCTCGCATTTCTGCCGCAGTCAGAATGGCAGTAGCATGCTTGGCATAACCGAATGTCGCCGGAACTGCCAATTGAGTCGATCCATTGAAGTTGGCTGTTGCATCTGTGCCGTCGTAAGACGTTGCGATGTACGGCATCGGTCGCCAAATGACATTATTTGCCCGCTCCATTGTCTGAGAGTCGGTTTGGTACTTGCTGATGTTGCGCGAAAGAACGAGTGAGTCCTGGAATTTCTCCAGAACCTGCTCCCAGGCGACGATTTCTTCTTTGTTGAATTGATTGGCCATGATGGCACTCCTAAAAGTTAGTGAGGTTTTGCAATTTCTCGCGCTATCTCACCAATTTCAGGAGGCGGGGCCTGTCAACACTCGCGTTTTAAGCCTGCGGATGGCTATTTGTGCAGATTATGCGCGTTTTTTGTTCTTGTAAGCAAGAACTTTCGAATAATCGCCTGTTTTCGCAGCTTCGGAGCGCAAATTATCAAGCGTCGAGTCGTTCGCGCCTGATATTTTGGCATCA